TTCAAATCCCTCTCTGTCCGCCACAAACCCCAAAAATACGGCATTTAACAACAAATTTATAAAATAAAAAAATCCCTATGCCGACCCAAATCAATAAATCGAAATATCTCGTTTAAAATCTTTTAAGTTTGAATTAAGATAATTAACATAGACATCATAAATCATCTTAGGCGTGGAGTGACCTAATAATTTTGATAATTCTACTGGAGTAACATAGTTGCCATAAAGCATAGAAGTAGCATAAGTATGTCGCATGTTATAAAGTCGCCTATATGGTAAATTTAATTCATATAATATAGGCTTCCAAAAATCAGAAGTAAAAACGCCAGTATCTCTATAAGGCTCGTTATATTGAGTTTGTAAAAGATAGATATTACCTGGATATTTTTCAATATAAGTTTTTAATCTTGTATATAAATTATCTAAAATAGGTATTGATCTAATTGAATAAATGGTTTTTGGTGTATTCTCGCCAAACCTGGAACGAGTAGAATTAATATTTATAACCCTATTTTCTAAATCAACATCTTTCATCTTTAAAGATAATATCTCGCCAGTTCGCATACCTGTAAAAAAGCCAATATATAAAAAAATCTGAAATCTATCATTATATCTAGTAGATAATCTTAGAATATCATTAACCTGCTGGCTAGTAAAAGGCTCTATTCTTGGTGTTTTATGGACTATACTTTTAATGTGTATAATAGGATTTTTATCAATTATTTCATCTTCCAGGGCAAGCTTTAAGATCATAGATAGAGAATTTAAATAATGTTTTTTGCTTTTATTAGAAACATCTTGAATTGAATTTAACCACAAACGAATAACGCTAGGCTTTATTTCGTAAATATCCAAATCAAAGAAAACATTTAGCCTATTTTTTACAATACCCTTATTCTTGCAATAAGTCGATAATTTCCATTCAGACTTACCGAGCTTAAGATATAAATCAGCATAGTATTTAAATTTAACGTTTAAAGACATTAAAAAAGCCCCTTATCTAATGCGCAGCATAAAATATATTTACCTAAACTACTATCAACTTGATTTCTTATAACCTGTCTTTTATTTTTTATATTTTTAAACAAGCTCAAATCAAAATCAGTAAAATCAGAAATAACAATATCTTTAAGTAGTTTGGTAGATTTTTCAAAATATTTTTCAGAAATATAAAAATTTGACCAAAAATAATGCCGACCTATCTTAACAGTAGGGTTTATAAGTGGCTCATAAAATGGCACTACATTTTCAACTACAAAAGCCTTTTTGCAAAAGTATTTTAGATATACAATTAATTCATAAAGTCTAAAATCAGGCAGCCTTTTTGTTCGATCATTACGGATATTATTTGCTATATTTAGCCTGCTATGTGTTTGACATGGTGGGCTAGCCCATATAAAATCAAAATCTAAATAATTTTTAGCAGCGTAGTCCCAAGCGTCGCCTACTATCACGTTGTCGTTTGGATAGCGTTTTGCATAAGCTTTAGCTATCTCAGGGTCAAACTCAACGGCTGTTACTTTAACACCATGTAAAACATTATCCCATAAAAGCCTATTACCACCAATACCAGCAAACAAATTTAAAATTTTCATTTTTTATCCTTTTTAGAACTCATTACAAACCAAAAATCGATCTACAAAACTATCAATATCAGGAGCATTAAGATCGTGCCTTTCGTGATAATGCGTAAAATTGTCTAAATTTCTATCGAACATTAAATTTTCAACATAAGCCAAATGTTGAACATTTACATCACAGCCCAAGCTTTGATAATAATTTACTAGCTCGTAATCTCGCATTTTACTTACTGGCTTAACTCTTTTTTCGGTTTTAAACAATTCATCGCAAAACTTTAAAATTTGTCTTTGTTTTAAGGTATTGCCAAAATTCTTTATATCGTCGCTTGCATCTTCATCGACTTTATTATTTACCTTAAGCCTATCGTAAAAATTCATAAGCCTACCACCAATGTAATGCTCCAACCTACCATTTAAATAAATAATCTCTTCTTTGTTAAAAGGCAAATTTATATAAATATAATCATCTTTTTTATTCCACTCTATTAATGCCCTATGATCATTTGTTAGATCGTTTAAATGATAAAAATCTTGCATTGAGCTAATAAAATTTATTTTCCTATACACCCATAAAGGCACTTTAGTGCGTGAGCTTAAAAAGCGCCTAACCTTATGCTTTACATACCACGCAGAAAGCTCATCAAAATCTTGAGTTTCTTTTAAATTTATAAAAGTTTTTTGAATGTATTTCATTACATAGCCACTAGGATTATTTATTGAAGTTTGAAAGCCGTTTAACTCGCCGTTTTTCTCTTGCTCGCTTGTAATAGCATCTGTTTTTAAATTTTGTGGAGCATAAAAGATATTTGTATAAATTCTTTTCATAAAATCAAGAGTAAAAGCTGGCACGTAAAATAAAGCGTGGATATGTGGGACGCCATCTTTTTTATGTGGCTCAAAACATCTTATATAACTTCTATCTATTTTTTTAAATCTTCTTGAATATCGCATAATAAATAAATGCCATTGATAATTAAGAACAGCCACTAAATCAGAAATAGACAAAGCAACGGCATTTTTAGCCTTATATTTAACTTCATCAGGCAAATACTTATAATCAATAGACTTAAATTTAGAATAATCGCCATTTAAAGCACCCCTAAAACACCCATTTAACGTAATAGTTAAAAATACTGGCACTTGAAAATTATCGATCGCAAAAGAACTAAAAACATTAACGCGGTTCGAAACTTCAGCGTAATATTTAGGGCTAAAGTTTGCTGACATAGAAATATCAAGCAAATTTCTAACCTGCCCTAAGCTATTGACAAAAGAAAAAGAGCGCATATACTCCCTTTGATTATCAAGCTTCTCTTGACAAAGCTCTACATCAAAGGGCGAAACACCGTATAAATTCCTTGCTCGCATAGTCGCTTCCTTAAAGGTAACAATTTTTTATTAATTTGACAAGAGCCACCATTTGGCGGACTTCGTCCGCACAAATGGTTGGCTTTTTGGCTACGCCAAAACACACTTAGGCGAAAGGGGGCTTTTATGACCCAGCTGGCTCGTTTGTTGCACGGCTCGAAAAGGCTGGACGAACTAAAAAGCTTATTACTCGCCTTTTGTAGGGGATATCCCCTACACCCCTTAAAACATTAAATTATTTGAATTGTAAGAGTTAAAACAGAGTTAATCTCGCTGTCTTGCTCTACTGAAAAAAGATACTTTAAAAGCCAAATATCTTTAAGGATAGGAACGCCGTTACGTTGCTTAGCAGTAGTTTTTTTGTTGATACCGCTAAGAACTAGAACGTCGCCACGCTTTAAAGAATACGAACTTTTAAGCTCTTTTTTTGAAACAATGGGCGTTAGTGATGAACTTTGAGAAAGGATATCTTCAAGGATTAAATGTAAGTCAAAATCAATGTGATCAGATAGAATTATAGGCTTTAAGTTGATTTTTAAACCAATGTCTTTATATTCATAGCTATCGGTTTTTTGATAATTAACGTTTGATATATCAGTTTTTGAAACAAGATAAGGAATATTTTGAACGGAACTAAAATAAACTTCTGTATGATTTTTTGCCGTCAAGACTGGCGAAGATATGATTTTTGTAATGCCATTTGTATCAAGAAAATTTAATATACCAAAAAATGCACTATCATTATTCTTTATGACGTTTGAATTAGTAATGTAAGGGGAAGTAATTAAATTTATGTAATAGGCTAAATCGCCGTGATTAAGTGGCTTAAGTAAGCCCTGCAAATTTGTACCTAAATCTTTTATATCTTTTAAATTTGTTTCGGTAATTGTAAGCTTAAAAGTTACTTGCTCTAAGCTTTTATCTATCTTAGCGATAGCATCTTTCACTTGATCAAAAATATAATCATCAGCTCTAAAAAAGACAGAGTTTGAAGCGGTCGCATAGGTAGCATTTAGATCAAACTGACTTAAAATTTTATTGACATCTTCGACAACGTAATTTTTAAGATCAATACGCCTCAAATCATAATCAGGCAATTTTTGAGAGCTTACATAGTAGAAATTATCTTTTTTGTAAAGATACAAATTCTTTGCTTCAAGCATCTTTCTAAACATCGAAATTGTAATTTTTACTTCATCTTGATAGATAAAATAGTATTCGCCTTGATGAATACTCTCATCAGTTACAATAGCTATATTGTTAGCCTTGCTGGTAAGACGTGCGAAATCTAGCAAATCAGTGTAAATTTCAGCAGAAAAAAGGCTATTTAATAGCAGACACGGAAGAATTAGGAATTTGATTAAACTTTTCATCGGAAACACCTTTGTTATTTTTTTGTAAATTTTGAAAAACTGGCTTGTCAAATACATAGTAGTATTTAACAAACTCGTGAGATTTTGGCTCGAAATAAAAATATAATGGGGTATGTGTTGAAGAAATATAAGTAATTAATGATAATGGGTATAAATGATAATCATCGCTAAAATGGCAATTATTGTTAAGGCAAGTAATATCATAAATGTAAATTTCAGGAAGGTCAATATTATTATTTTTAGGCTTTTTATCATCAAAGAATAAACTTGAATTTTTAGGTTGCTCGGAAACTGGAGCAGGAATTTTGTTTTCAATAGGTAAATTCTCATTTTTAGGTTTATCAGTTTCAAATAAAGACATTACGACAAAATAAAAGAAAAGCAAGAGAAAAATAAAAACTAAAAAAGCTAAGAAAAAGTAAAAGCGAACAAATGATTTTATATTTGAGCTTTGCCCTGAGTGGTATAAGTCAAAAACTTCTTGAAGAAACGGAATATTGATAATTTCTAATCTATCTTTTTTAAAAAGCCTATAAGATGCATAAATTTCATAACGAAACTTTTTTGAAAATAATCTTCGTGAACTGTCCGAAGCTCTATAAAATTTCTCTGCAATACGTTTATATTCGTTATTGACTAAAGTTAAGTCTTGAGTAATGAGATAAATATCTTGATATAAATGCCTATGATATGTAAGCCACCAAACTAAAATTTCATCTTTTTGATTTTTAAAGAAGTTGTGACACTCGTCAAGAACAAATAAACAACCAAATAAATTTAACTCTTTAGCTTTTTCATTTACTTCGTTATCGGTAGCACCAGTCTTGTAAAGAGCGTATAAATTTCTTAAGCCTAAATAAAATTCATCAAAATCAAACTTCTTAAATTTATCGCATAGCTCAAATTTAAACTCATTAATATTCGTATAACAAAAAGAATAATCTGGCTTTTCTTTAGGTTTAACAAATTTAGTTAAGAAGGTCTTTTTTGGCTCAAATAAAAAGGTCTGATAAATCATATATACAGCGTAATATGTTTTACCGCTTCCAGGGTTACCGATCAAATATGTAATCATTTTAAGACTTCGCAACAATAAAAGATAAAATTGTTTCTCGAACAAATTTAAAGACGACAATGCCTATCTTTGTAGCATAGATAAGAAAGAAGCTTAAAAAGATAGGTGAAAAGATAGCCATTACATCACAAAAAGCATTCCAAGCACCAAGGGACTTTATAAAAGCCAAAGCAGTAGTTAAAATTTTATCATTGCCAGTTGGCAAATTATTAACATAATCAACTACAAAATTAAATTTAGAATATATAAAATTGATTATATAAAGAACAGCAGTTGCATAAGAAAGGATTAAACCGCCCAAAATAGCATTAATGATAACCATTTTAGAAAATGCCACCGCACGAAGAGCATAATCAACAATCTTACCCCATTTGAAGAAACCAAAGAAATTAACAATCATTGCTATAATCGCTGGCATAACTACCACCCCATAAACGTTAAAATAAATAATTTAATAGTTACAACCAAGAACAAGATAAAGAAACCCAAGTAAAATAAAATATAAAGAGATGAAGAAACTGGCGAAACAATTTTGCAAAAATCAAAAGTTAAATTCTTAGAAAAATAAGTCATATCAATTTGAAAACTCAAAGGGCAAGTTGTAGGCACTGCACCTTTTTTCAAAGACATTAAATTTCCGTCTTTGATCTTTTGCAAAGTATCCGTTAAACTAGCTTTTACATCATTCACAAAACTAAAGCTATCATCAATGGCAGTTTTAAATTGACCTTCAAAAGTTTCAGAACTAGCTTTTAAACCTTCGTAATCTAATTTAGCAGGTCCAATATTATCATCACCCTTGCCTTCTTCACCTTTGCCGTCTTGTTTGCTGTCACCTTTACCATCTTCTTTACCATTGCCGTTATTAGGATTTGGCTTTGTTTCTACACCAGTCCCACCGCCACCGCTAGAACCATTGCCAGAAGAGCCACCACTATTATTATTTGAAGGGTTGCCACTCTCTCCGCTAGAGTTGTTTGAATTTTCATTGTTATCCTTTTTATTAGGTTTAGTATCTTCTTTTTTATTGTCTTTATTGCTTGAATTTGTAGAGTTGTTATCATTTTTCTTGTCTTTATCTTTATCAGGTTTAGGGTTTTCTTTGTCTTTATCGCTTGAATTTGTAGAGTTGTTATCTTTCTTTTTATCTTTGTCTTTATCTTTATCATTCAATTTAGGCTTAAAACGAATTAATTTACCATCTGAGCAACTACCAAATTTAAAAGGTGGTTTAATCACCATCACACCAGGTTCATAAGAAGAACCAAAACCAGAGCAAGCGCAACGCATTATTTGATCATCACTTAAAGCGTTAGAGCAATCAACGCAACCGCCTTGAGCTGTGCCATTTGGATAGCCAAATTTATTTAAATCTTTATCTGAGCAATCAACATAACAAAGATTATTTTCAGTATCCCAAGACTGACCAGCTGGACAAGCTGGAACACATTGTTTAGTAGAAGTGTTAAAATTCTCGCCAGAATTGCAAGTAGTAAATTTTAAAAGAGAATAGCGCTCAAGATAAGAAAAAGTTATTTTTCTAAAATCACCCTGTCCAACATATTTTTCATATTCATCAGAGCAACCAAGATTATTATCCTTATCAAACTGGCAATAAGTATCTTGTTTTTGGAAAGAAGGATTATAAAAAAATAAATAATTATTTTTAAAATCAGCACGAAAACCAGCCCAAGAAACGCCTAAAGAATAATTAAAACCAAGATATAATGGAGAAGTAGATTGAAAAACATCATTATCTATTTTAATAAAATTATTAGATAAAAAAGAAGCATTAACAGAAGGTAAAGAACCAGCATAAAAATCTAAAGATGCATTTCTAGCCCCAGAAAAATCACGTCCCAAATTTTCAGAAAAACAAAAAGAGCTTAAAAAACTAAGCAGACAAAAAAGTTTTATAAGAAATTTCATAAGAAATCCTTAAAAAACCTTTTTTGTGAATAGGACTAAGCCAGCGCAAATAGGCAAAGTTAAGATCATAAACCAAACAAATATAGAAAAGAAGTAATCAAAAGCTGGGACGCCGATAACACTAAACATTTAAACACCTTTTTTAAATTTTGGATAGGACTATAAAAATAAACATACATAGCAAAAACCCACATAATGCCCCAGTTAAGGACATCAAGAAGTTATATTGCTCGAGTGTTAAATTTAGATAGACTTTATCCATTATTTTTAATTCCTATACATTACTGACGCACTTCGTTTGTCGGCTTAAAGCTTTGCTTCGCACTCTGCTTTAAGCTATAAATTTAAGGGCTAATTTTTAAAAAGGCTAAAGGCTGAAGATATGGAAAAAACTATCGCAAAGAAAACGATCACAGCACCAAAGAAAGAGTTTAAAAATATACCAAACTTCGTAACATCTATAAAATCAAAATACATTTTTAACCTTTTTAAAAATTAGCCCCAATTAAGGGGCAACACCATTTTAAAGAGCAAAAAGCCTTTTATTTCAAAAGACCAAGACCCTTTTTAACAGCAAAGAACACGCCATAAGCAACAAGAACAGCACCAGCGATACTCATAAACGGACCAACATTAAGATCACCTGTAACAGTGCCGTCAGCAGCCATTGTTATACCAGCAGCCAAAGCATTACTTGATAATGCAGAAACAGCCGCAACACCAGCTAAAACCTTAGATTTAGCAGAAGCAAGAAATTTCATCTGAAATCCTTTTTTTAAGAAATTTAGTAGTCTTTAACTACTTAAAAAAGGAAACACTCTTTTTTAAATAGTTAAAGGGGCTAAACCCCTTTATTTACTTGTTTTCAGCCTTTTTAGCTGGCTTTGTATCAAATAGGAAGTATTCAACTGGATTTGCTATTGTTATTATTCTTTGATCATTTGGAAAGCCACCTTCAACCGGTATCTCTTCGCCTTTACGAAATTTCTCTTTAATCGCACTTGCTACAAGTCCAGCCGTATTATTATCAGGACAAATTATTTTAAAAACAACCTTTTGCTCTACTTCGTCAGTAAAGCCAGTTTTTTCGTTTTCGACGTCATAGATATTTGATGAAGATATACGAACAGAAGAAGAGTAATCATTACCTTCAAACTTGCCAGAAGCTGAACTTCTTACAAGACCGCCTTTTAGAATGTATTTTAAATCATAGTCAGATTTAACGATTTGCATGTTTAACACCTTTTTTTATTTATTTGAAACACCATTTAACATAGCCCCGAAAAGGTGTTTCGTCCAAACGGGGCTAAAATAGTTTAATGCCATATTCAGGGCAAAATCTAAAATAATTATAGATATAATTACAATTATGTTAGATTTAAAAACTTTTTTTTGATATAATCTTGCTGCGACACAAAAATCAAAAAAATTATGCACAATAATTGTGCATTTGGATAGTGAAATGTTAAATAAAAAAACCTTAAAAATTAATAAAATGCCAAATAATTTGTCAAAAAGTGTTAGAAATGACTAGACAAGAATTAGCAGATAAATTAAATATCACTAGAAACACGCTCACAAACTGGGAAAAAGAAAAACCAGAACTAATAAGACTAATAAACCAAGGTTTAGCATTAGACGAACAAATTTTAGAAACTCAAAAATTCTTAGAAAAATTAGAAAAAATAAAAGAAAAAGCAAATAATGGAAAAATAAATATAAAGGAAACAAAGTAATGCAAAAACTATTAATAATACTTATATTTTCAATAAATGCTTTTTGTTATGAATTTGGCAAAGATGTAAATATAATGGGTAAATGGGAAATCACAACCGAGAACAATCAATTTATTAATTTTATGACAAGTCCAGGCAATAAATGGAAAGTTGAAATAAAAGATGATGGCTTTATTTATGATCTGGAAGATGGCAAATTTATACACGAAAAATGGAGCTACACAAGGGAACAAGGGATAATAAACATAGAATTTTACAACCAAAACAACAGCGGTGAAAAAATGCTAAATGGAAGATTTAAAAATTTAACAAACAACGATATAAAAATAATTAAGAAAATAGAATTTAATAAATACCTAGTTGAAATAATAGGCACAAACGATAAACTAATAATGCAAAGACTAGGAGATAGCAGGCAAGTAAAGAATACAAAGCTTAAAAAAGATATAAAAATAGAAATAAAATAAAGTGTATAGTATTCAAATCCCTCTCTGTCCGCCAC